CGCCGTCTACGCCTTTGCCACCGACAATCCAAGTACGGTCAACGAGTCTAGAATCTAAGTCTAAATCCTCTTGCTGGTAGACGACACGGAAAATGTCTGGCTTGTTGTAGCGGATATAGGACAGGTCTTTCCACGGCAATCGTTTCGGGTCGAGGAGCGGACCGTTGGGGTAGGCGGGTGCGCTATACCGCTTCGACTCTTTGCCGGTATCCAGTTCTTCGTAATACGCTTGGTAGATGATGTGGCGATACTTTTGCCGTTTCGCCGGTTCAATCCTCGCCAAATCTTCCGGGTTCGTAATATCTGACCCGTCGTAGATGTCGTCGATGTCGTCGTCGTAAGTTATTTTTGAGAGGCAATGGGCGTACAGGTCACCGGAGCCGAGACGCTGCCCGACGACTGCAAGTAGACCGCCTGGGTCAACACGAGCCTCGGCCACATTGTCCCATCTTTCCAACAGTTTGTCTCTCGCAACCGATTCCCTGGCGTTGTCGGGGGAGGCAACGTCGTCAAACAAACAGAGGTCGGCACGGTGACCGATAAACTCTGATTCAATACCGTAAGCACGAACTGTGGGTTCTTTGTTGTCAAGACCATTCCCATCTAATTGTTCTACAACGAATTCTTCTGCCCGCCACAGGGCGCCTTTGTCGGAAGGTTTGAAGCGACCGTAGTCGATTTGCAAACACCCTTTAGCGTTGACCGCCAACCCTTTCTCTACCTGCACAGGGTCTGGTTCCAACGGCATGACACGTTCTAAGGTTTCACGGATACGTCGGCTGTACAGTTTCGCCATCGCTGCGGACACCGACCCGATCATGACTCGGACACGCCTGTTGCGGCAGATAGCCCACACCGCTACGTCGTGAAACAGGGTGGATTTACCGGCACCCGGAGGAACGTTCAGAACAACGAACTCTTTCTCTTCCGACTCCAACAGTTCGATCAGGGTGACTGCTGCCTCAACCTGCCACGGGGAGGGGACACGCCCGAGGTAGTAACTGCGAAAGAAATCGAAATCCTCCAACCCACGTTTGGCTTCGTCGCACAGTTGGTCGTGGGTGATAGCGCCAGGAAGATCAATTGCTTCCATAAAGTCCTGGTAGGCCCTACCTTGTACCCCACCGGCACCGTAACCGTGGGACGCTTTATGTTGCGCTTCTTTACTCTTAGCCTCTAGTTCTTTTGCCCGTTTCAACCACCTCGACCCGGTGTTGATATGCACCCCAGCAATACGACACGACTCAGTAATGTTTTTACCAGCGGCGATAGAAGCAAAAAATTTTGCTTTGTCGGCAGGTGACACTGCCCTCTTAGTTCCCATTGTGTAACAAAGAATAACACGACAACAGTTGCTTTTGATGCATCGTGTGCTATCATCATCGTAACTCATCAAGTCCTCACCGCTGGGAAGCAGGCGGGGCGAGCATGACCCTTACCTCGCTAAGAACACGCATGGGAAGCGAGACGGGTACAAGTGGCCGGTAACGGGGACCGCCCTCCCATGCACAAACGCCTACTGCCGAACCTAGTACCGAGAGAAAGAACGGTAGACAGTAGATACGTTGAGGGGAAGAAAAAGACATACACGGTGTCGGCTTGAAATCTTGGTCACGGCCACCGGTCACATTTGGTGACGAAGCGTGGGGGGGACTAAACAAGACTGTCCCCGGTTGGCGGGCTGGTGGCTCCCGCCTCGCTGCGCTCGTTGGGCTGACGCACTCGCTAACGCTCGCTTGTCCTCAAGAGCAAAACAGCATTGAGGTGGGACGGGCTAGACCCGGTGGGCGATCTTTTTCTTTTTAGCCTTTTTCTTTTTCTAACATAGGCCGAATGTTACACAGTTAGAGGCCACAGCCCAAACATATATGTAACACACTCAACATCCGACCACCCCCCGTGACCAACCAACCACCCAGAGCAACACACAGCCAAAGAGTGAATCTAGGCAAAACCGATATACACATATACCCCACCCCACCCGTCCTCGGCACACCCCCAGTTGGCTTGACTGTTTGTCCAGACTTTCGGTCTAGCGGAACAGTCTAGGCTTTCCGTAGGGCATCCATGCTTGCAGGGTACAAAAGTTGCAGGCTGCAAATGTTAGGGTAGCCTTACAGAGACGTAGCCTTGTTAGGTGTGCCTTACTTGTCTGCTGGTTGTATGTTCCGTATTGTGGAATGTGGTTCTGTTGGTTCTGAGAGTCATTCTCATTTTGTCTGTCTTGTTAGGTTAGCCTAACGTGTTGGGGCGAACGTGTGTTTGTGTGACAAGTGTCATATTGACTTTTGGTGGCGGGTGTGCTATACTGTCCTGCCCCGAACGTATGTTCGTATGGTCGAACACTTGTTCGTTTTGGTGGTGTGACAAGAGTCACATAGAAAAGACTTGACAAAGTGTGACACACTTGGTAGAGTGTGTTTCATCAAGTCGGGGACAGTCCCGATGAGATAGGTTCGGAGAGTGTGACAAAGTTCACACACAAAGGACTTGACAAAGTGTGACACACTTGATAGAGTGTGAAACACAAGGGACAAGATGTTCCACGTGGAACATACAACAGAAAGGGACACAATGAAGAAGAAGAACGCAAGTCCGAAAGTGTGGACACCCAAGCCACGGGAACCCAAGCCGAAGAAGAAAGCGACGACATGGGTAGTGCATATCCCGATGGTTGGTCTCTGATGGAAACCATCACGCCGAAAGTAGGCGAGACCTATACCGTCGTCCACAAAGCCGACAGGAACGGCAAGACCCGACAGGTAATCGACGTTCTCTACGTCGAGCAAGGGCGAGAGGGTACGCTCGTGGTGGGCGTGAAGTCCACAGGCGGGAACGCCATTTTGTGGGCGTCGTCGTGGGCGTGGGCTAAGTCCGCCTAACGTTTCCCCCGTCGCCCTTGGGCGTGGGCTTCGATGCCGAACGGGGACTATGTTCCACGTGGAACATACATAGAAAGGGACACGAAATGAAAAAATGGACAGACCCGATTAGTGGGCGCACGATGGCACAGGGCACAAACTGGCAAGCCGTCGCTTATGCCAACAAGACTCACGCACAACTGACGCTTGCCGATGGGCGTACCGTTCAGTTCATTGAGTTTTGCACACTTGACCAGTTCATTGCACGAATGGAAATGGACAACTAATGACTAAGAAAGAAATTGACTGGCTCGCCGACATAATTAGGGCGAACGCACGAACTGGGGACAAGGCTACCCTTGCCAACCTCGTGGAATGTCTCGCCCAATTTTGCGCAATTCGTAACGACCGATTCGACACCGAACGATTCTTGGACGCTTGCGGTATGCCGAACGGGGAATGGACAATTTGACACCCCCACCCCTAGCGCCTTGGGCGTGCCGATTCGATTCGGACTAGGGGACTATGTTCCACGTGGAACATTACAAAAGAAAGGGACAAGAAATGAGCAACCGACCGTTTCCGTTTGACGGAACGTACAACGAGGACGAACTAGAACACGTTAAAGCCTACCTAGAGTCGGGCTTCTGGGGTTGTCTCAAGCCCGACGAAAGGCTCGAACGAGCCTACGAACGGCGAGAGGCTCGTCGTCGTTGGATAGAAATGGACTAGACACCCCCACCCCTAGCCCGATACAGTCGGCGTAGGTTCATGACCTACTAGGGGACTACCGTCACACGGACGGTAACACAAAAGAAAAGGGACAACTAATGGAAAAGAAAGTGTTCGTGCTATGCGCACGACGTTGGTTTGACAAGCCGAACGGGAATAGTTACTACTCTCTGGCAGTAGTCCACCCCGACGGGGACAAAGAGACCCTTACAGGGTTCACCTACGGTCATGGCTACGCCACCTACATTCATCACGCCACCGAATTTCTCAAGGGGCTCTATACGTCTCTCAATTTCGACACCGACGTAAAGTTTGTCGTCGATGAGACGGAAGTCATGCGCAAGAAAGATTTGCACAAGGTGGCACGATGAAAACCCATATGGTGCAAATTGTCTACCGCACGGGGACGAACGAACCCTCCCCCCGTCCTATCCTCGCCACGCACTATGTGGACGCACATTCGGCACCTGAGGCATACCGCAAGGTAGTGGACTTCTACTACAAGGACGCACGGGTCATTGACTGTTACGTCACGGCGAACGAATATAATTTCGTTCCAGATTCACCGTACAAACTAGAAAGGGACAACTAATGGGACAAGTAATGGAACGCTATAGGGCACACTTCACGGGGGCATTGGTGGCGAAATGTCACGCTTGCCGTACCGTGTGGGCATATTGGGACGAGGACGATTTGGACGAGAACGGTGACCTTGTGTGCCGTTGCGACGAAAGGGACAACTAATGGGACAGACAACTATCAGGCGAGCAGGGAAACAATGGAGAGACGGGGCACCTGACTACGTTGTGGACTGTTTCGACGCAGGCGACAAGTTCGTAGACCGATACACGGTATTTGTGAATGCCATCTCTCACGGCGAGGTCATGTATCTTGCCACTAACGAGACGGGCACGTTCTCAGGGTGGCAGTCCACGCCACTACACATGGCACGGGCGTACCGTTACCGTCATGGTCACCGACGGATTAGTTGGGCAGACTTGCCCGACAAGGTAAAAGACATGGTTCGGGACATAGAAAGGGACAACTAATGGCAACTGAACGGGGCAAAGCCTCTATAACTGTCGAACTAGCAGACGGGGTGATTACCGTCAGGCACGGCGACGATGGCACGGTGTTGCGTCAGGCAACCGTTGCGGAAGGGACATGGTCTGCCATGTTCGACATGATGACAACGGCGATAGAACTAGGAGAAATGGGCAACTAATGAAAAAATACATGGTACAAGTCACGGAAAGCATCCACCATTGCTACCTAATCGAGGCGGACGACCACGCCGACGCTATGGAAAGGTATTACGAACTGTCCGACGATGACCTGACGGCTCTTGACCTTGACGGTAGTGCGGGATGGGACAAGCCGTGGGACGTAGCAGAAGTAGAGGGAGACAAGTAATGGAACTGACAAAAGAACAAGGGTACGAACTGGCACGGCACGGTACGCTCGATATCGGGGACGGCATGACGCTACGGTTCCGTGAAGACCAAGATGCCGACACGACGATAAACGATTACGATTATCTCGGGAAGGTGTCTCCGATAGGGCGACATGACTACCAACCGACACGACCTGACGGGTTCGACGGTATGGCGGAAAAGGTCAGTACGCAATGTGACACGTTTTGGTGGCAACCTCCCGACGATTTGCGGAAAGGTTGGGTCACCTACGAACACAAGAAAGAACTACGTCAGGCGGTACGAGACATACTGAACTATGGCTACCAAGTGTTCGTGGTCGAATTGCGCAAAGGCACCGACGCATACGGTAACCCCATCGTGATTGACTATGGGTGTCTTGGGGGTATCGAACCGTTCATGTCTGACGAGGATAAGGGGGAGACGGTTCGGGACATTGTGTACGAGATGAACGTGCCCGAGTTGGTTGCGAATTAGACGGAAGGTTTAGACTTAGGGTTTAGGTAAATGTCTTGGGGTGTGACAAGAGTCACAGGATTACCCCTTGACAAGCGTTACACGATAGGCTATACTGGTTCTGTAGTCAAAGGGGCTACACAAAAAGAAAAGGGACACAATGAATGAGACACAGCAACGACTGGTCAGACTGACAGAAAACGTCGCCTACCACGTCGAAGAAACCATAGGCAATGACTACGAGACCGCCCTTGACTGGGCTAAGCAACTGGTCGAAGAACTGCGTAACGAAATGCGAAAGGGCAAGTAATGGAACGCTACTTCAGGGTAGAAGAAAACGTGCCCATGTACTACATGGACGGGCTGGGCAATACGGTCTACTACGACAGGTACGAATGTCGGTACTATACGGCAGATAGCCTGCCTGACGGTTTCGACAGCCTGCCCGACAAGGACAAGGCTAAGACCTTGTGGGACTTGGGTAACGTGACTTGGTTCTACGACGAATGGGACGAAGACTGTGACATTGACGGGGAGTACGAACATGAGGCTGATAAGTCCCGTGAGATGACCGTCATTTCGATTATCGAACTAGCAGATGATGGTGCGGTGCTGGCGTAGCCAGTCGGGTGACTAGCAGACAGGCAGGTGCAAGTCCTGCCCACCCACTAGCGACCGATACAAGGGGTATCGGCGTGAGACCTAGAAAGGGGTCTGTAATGAAAACACAGCAATACATTGTTACGGGGCATTACCGTAACGAAACGGACATTATCGAACAACGGTTCGGCAGGTTGCCTGCAGGCTATGACGGCGACGGAGACCTTGACGATGACATTAGGGTCTTCTACTGGTTGGAGTCCGACGAGAACATCGTTGTCGGCAACGAGTACGGCGACTTCATCGTGAACTCTTGGGAGGTGGCGTGATGAACTATTACGTCACGTTCCACTACACGATAGAGGTACAGGCGGAAGACCACGAACAGGCAGAGGCTTTGGCTTGGGAAGATTTTACCGAAAACTTCGGTGTTTTGTCTGTCGGTGATTTTGTTTCTAGCGAACCAGCAGAACAGTGGTAGGAGGAAAAGGTATGAACGGCACGAACCGTAAAACAATCATTGAGAGTTTGGACTGGGCAGGTTTAGACCTCGAAGTCTACGAAGACATGTACGGCACGGTACAAATCGTGTTGCGTGACACCAACGAAGTGGCACGGCTAGCGGAACTTATCTATCAAGGAGCACGACATGCAGCGTAAGCATTATTCACCTGACCACCCTGCCGTCATCGCTTGGCGCAAACAGGGTCACTATCACGAATTGTCGCTGGCGGAGCGCCGTCAGGCTGTTGTTGCCCGTGCTGGTGGCAAACCCGACCGTAAGGTGCGCCACGAGGCTCTGTTGGGGCTTGTGTCCATCATTGCGTCAGGTTTCGTGTTCGACCATGCTGAGACCGCTGGTGGCGACTGGTGGTTGCTGGTTGGCATTTTGTTGGCTGGTGGTGGCGTGTTGCTGGTGGACGCTATTCGGAGGGCACACGAATGATGACCTACGAAGAATGGGGAGAGAAATACCAACCGATACAAAACTTCACAGACTACGGTTTCGACGGTCACCTGTTCGAGACCTACGGCACGGACATAGAGTTTGTTCAGGCTGTCCCACATGACAGATGTTGGACACTTATCGAGGGCGATGAGGGACTGTGGATTGTGGAGGGTCGCAGATTCGTGAACCGTCTCGGCTACTTCGTCACCATGAACTCGTGGAGTGATGCTGTGGAGGTTCCGGTATGAGGCTGTTGGCTGGTCTTCGGCAACGAGCAGAACAGGCAGTAGACCTGACACCTCAACGGTGGGTAATCGTCAGGCTCGTCCACCCCATCCTCACATCGAACAACGGCTACTACGCAATCCACGACAGGAAAGTGTTTCACTTCGTAAAAAAGAAAACTGATGCGACACCGTTTTTGTCGGAGGCACAGGCTATGCTGTGCGCAAAGGGCAGTAACCTCGATTGTTACTGTTACTACAAAATCGAACGCCTCTAGTACGTCCCTGCTAGACTGCGTTCCGAAAGCCCGCTAGGTTCCCCTTTCCCTAGCGGGCTTTCGTTCGTTCCGCCCACAGTTTGTCCGACAGATACCCTTTACGTTCATACGGCGTGAGCCCACCCCACATGCCGTCATGTTGTCCTGTTTCTTCCTCAATTTTGATTTGGGTTGTGAGGCAATCGAGTCGAACGGGGCAACGGTCACAGTACGACCGTGCTTCTGCGAACAGTTCGTTGATTTTGCGCATACAGTCCCCACGGACAATCACAGGGAAAAAGATGTGTGTCCCCACCCCTTGACAGGCTGCGTCTTCCCACCAGCCTTTACGTCTTTGCACGTTTCTTCCGTTCTTTGGTTGTCATTCGGTCATAACGCCGTGCGTCATGGCACAGGCAGTCACAGCCTGCTGTTTCGTTTCCTGTCCATGAGGTCAATGCCCGTAGGACTGTCCCGCAATGGTCGCAGGCTACAGTCCTCTGTTCGACCGTCGCCATTGTGAGGGTGTGTGGTCGGCTTCGATGGCTGCTTGTTCTTCAGGTGTTTCGCACAGCCTGATGATGTGTATGCACGGTTCGTCTTCTTCGTATTCTTCTTCGGTCATTGGTAGGCCGTCGTGGGTGTAGCAGACAGGGGCGGTTGCCCACCCCTGTCCGATACCCACCTTCAGCCAGTCTTCGAAGGTGATGTCTTCCATTAGAACGAGTCCTCGTCAGCGAAATCCATTCTGCTGTTCGGGAACGCTTTCTTGATTGCACCCATTGTTTTGCCGGTTTGGTCGGGGACGACCGAGTTCCAACGCATCGAGAAACCAACCTCGTCGGCAACAACTTTGATTGACTTGCCTTTCGACCCGTCTTTCTTGGTGTATTCGTCTACTTCGACTCGTCCGGAGACGAGCACGGTGTCGCCCTTTTTGATGGACGCTGCGACGTTTTCTGCCAACTGTCCGAAGACGGTGATGGAGTGGAACGTGGTTTTCTTTTTGTCGTCTTTGCCGTGGGAGTCTGCGACGTTGAACGTGAGGACGTTCATGCCTGACGGGGTGACCCGAAGTTCGGGTTCCTGCGAGACGTTTCCGGCAATCGTAATATGGTTCATTGTTCTTCCTTTGGGGATAGTTGTTTGTTTTTGTTTGCTGCTTTTGGGCAGACATGGGTTGGGGGTTCTGAGACCCTCACGAAAGTTACAACTTGGGTGTGGCAGCGGTCACATTGCCATTTTTGTTTTTTTGTTGGCACGTTCCGCCTTCCGTAGATATTTGAGCATTGCTGCGATGATGGTTGTGTTGTCTTCGAACATTCCGAGCATCCGGTTGCATTTGTCGCAGAGAAGTCCTCGTATCCGCCCCGTTTTGTGGCAGTGGTCTACGGAGAGGTATCGGATTTTTCCGCTGCGGTGGTTGCGTCGGGTTTCTTTCTTTTTGCAGATGGCGCAACGACCGTTTTGGCGGGTGTGCATTTTGTTGTAGTCGGAAAGGTTGATACCGAACAGGTGTTTGAGGTGGTATTGCTTTTTTTGTTCGGTGGTCAGCCTGTTCGCCATTGGTAGAACCTGTCGAGTCCCCGCTGTTCGGAATACTCTGCTAAAAGTAGTCCGGCTTTCAGGTTTGTTCGGGGATTCAATAGGTCTTCTTTGGTTTTTATTAGACCTTTTGTTCGGAGGTATGTGACCCACGACACATCGTTCACCTGAAGGTAGCCCCAATCCTGAGAGGTCACAATACCTAAGGTGTTGCGGTTCCTGCCGATGGAATCGTGCTGACAACGTGACTCACGCCACATCAGGTACCTAATTTTGGGGAGGTCTTTATTTCGCCAGCCGACCTTCTTGGCTAGTTCGATGGCCCTGTCGCATCTCCGGCGCTCTGAGGGCGTTTCAGAGGCTTCTGCGGGGCTTGTAGTGATGGCTAGAAGGGACAGGGACAGAATGAAGGGGGTCAGGATGCGCTTACGCAAGATGGTCTCCTTTGTTCGATGGACGGGGTTAGTTACGTTTCATAAACCTCCAAGTGTTAGACAGATTCGGTCAGTCTAGCCGAACCAACTCAGCGAACCTAACAGGCACCTCAACAAACTGCTCATCAGTTGTGTACTTCGTCGCCTTCCGCACAACCCGAGACCGCTTCACGACATCACCCGCAACAAGCAACGCATGAGAACGACCCGAATTCAACATCACAAAAATACTTTGCCTGTTCGCAAACTTCAACTTGCGAGCAGAAAAATGCACCGACTGAAACGGAAACTTCCCACCCAGCCAGTTGTGCTTCACCTCAACCTCAAACGACCAGCCGTTATCACACAACAAATCAATACCGTACTGGTCAGGGTTCACATACAGGTGATACCCATAGCGTCGTGCGACCCACCTGATGACATCATCCTTAGCGTCATCATCCCGCCCGTACAGCACAGGGTCAAACGGTTTATTCAATGACATAGATTTCGTCACCGTTCTCCATGAACTTCATCACAATTTCTAGATGCCTCACCCTGTCCTTCAACTTGTCACGCTCGGCAGTCAACTCTTGAATCTTCGTGCGTAAAAGTTCAATGGAACGGGCTGCGTCGTTGTAGTAATACTCCCAAATCTCATCGGCCATCAGTAACCAGCCTCCTTTAGCAAATCAACCCACCACGACACAGGCATCACGGCATACCAATCACCCACCTGCAACGTGCCCCTCCGTTTGACCACAGCCACACCAGTCTGAGCATTAGCGTTATTCACTTCCTCTTTCAACTCCGACATAAACTCCGACAACGTGATCTTCTGATGATCTTTCACCTCAATCACGACAGGCCCGATGCCGGTCACATCACCCTTGTCGTTCACCCCAGCCAAAGCACGACGCTCCGCATACGGGAAACCATTACGTTTCAGGAACTCCACGACCTGATTTTCGGCTCGTGTGCCTTTCTGTTTTTGTTTGCTCATCGTTCTCCCAAATCTCTTGAAACCATAAATCTCCATAAACTGTCCACGGGTGGTGCCCAAACTTGCAACACAACCTGTCTGCATGAAACACGGTCAGCCCGATACGTTGCCATGTAACGATTGACTGGTGATGCCGTTTCTTCCAATCGGCAGGCATAACCTGTAACAAAGGTTCAAGAGGTAGACGGGTCATCTTTCTTCTACGGGTCGAATTTCTGACCCGTCCTGCCTCTTTACATTCGTCGCATCGGCACCCGTTCGTGTACGAGGTGTAGATGCCGTGTCTCATTAGAACGGGCTTGGCGTGTAAAGGTCTCGGGCTTCCCGTTCAATCAACGAACGAATAAGGGTGGAACGTTTGCAGTTGCGTTGCTTGCAAAGTTCCTCAATCCATTCGATGTGCTTGTTGCCGAGGCGGACACCAACAATTTTTGCTGATGCTTCCAAACCGTCAGGGTCTACCGTTTTCTTGTTCGCCATCATGCACCTTCCTTGAATGATTTGAGTTCTTTGAACGCTGCCCGGAGGGCGGGGATGTCAGAGTTTTTGAGGTCTCCGTCCCATTCCAGTCCGGCGTTTTGTGCCATGACGTTCGGGTCGATGCCAGCCTTTGCGCAGGCCGCCAACAGTTGTTGACGCTGCTCGGGTGACAGTTCATCTGTGTCTGCCGTTTCCGCTACAGCCTGTCGGGGTGCTGCGCTACGGGATGGTTGGCGTGGTGCACGTTCATACACCTCATGGTCAGGGTCAGTTTCATCTGTCGGCAGGCAGAGGGTTTGCAGCAGGCAGGTGCGGAACGCCACCGACATAGCCTTGGCGGTTGCTTTGTCGCCGGAGTCCATTGACTCTGCCGAAACGGTAGCAGGGATGTATGAGCCGTCTGGTGCCCAAAACTTGTAGGTGACCGTCACACGGCAATGCCCCATCGAGGTGCGGTTCTTACCAACCTCAACGGTCGTGTAGTCGTTCGACACGATTTCGGGTGTGACCACAACCCCGTGCTTGCGCAGGGCTGGGGAGACGGCGTTGACTACTGCGTCGATGCCACGGAAGTTGAAGTTCTGTGCCTGATTCCGTTCGCCTTTACGGACAGCACCGACATCTTCCATGACTCGGGACAGCAGTTCAATGATTTGTACTGCGGGTTTTGCTTCCATTACTTTGCTCCTTTCAAAAGCAATGTTCTTGTTGTTGTTTGCTTAGAGAACTGTCGGGCGATGTCAGGCATTGCAGCCTTGAACCCTTTGATGTCGAGCGAGTCCCTAGTCTGTGCTTTCCATGTAGCGACGACCGTGCCGTTGACTGTAGCGGTATCTGCTTCACCGATCAAGTCGCACAGTTCGGCTTTCAACTGGTCTTCCAGTTCGGCATACGCTTTCGCCTCAGCCTTAACGTGCTTCAACCGTTGGATGAGATCGAGGGCCTCTACTGGGAGTTCTTCGACACGGGCCTCCGCTTTCAGGTAGCGACGGTTAATCGTCTCGTAGGACCATTTGACACCGGCTGGGGTCATCCCCAAGTCGATAGCGTTCAACCACTTCTCAACAGCCGAAATGTGTTCGGCCTGCTCGGCAGGCGTGATTTTCTGAACGTGGAGATGGAGTTGCATTGACGGGTCGAACACCGCCCATGTCACTTCCTCAACATCGGCGCAGATTGCCTGCTGGATTCCTTGGATACGCCAGTAGTCGGGCAGTTCACCTTCCCACGGTTTCGTGGTGGTTTTGATTTCCAGCACGGCCCGGTCGTCTGCTGTTTCGTAGAAACCGTCGAGGGTGGCGACCATGCGGGCACCGCCTTTCGACTCGGC